TGAGACAAGAAGTTATCAAGACAAAGCTTTACAATTTGATGGTGTGTGATACGTGTTGGGATCCCGACCAGCCGCAGTTGCAGTTGGGTATGTACCCAGTGGATGATCCGCAGGCAGTGCGTAATCCGCGCAAGGACACAACGTACGTTACGGCAGGTGTAAATGCTGGTGGCAGTTTGACTGGCGGTTCGCGGGATGTTCAGTGGGGATGGAACCCTGTTGGTGGGTCAAGTAATTTTGATGTCGCTTTGACGCCAAACTACTTGGTGGCAACGACGTTTGTTGGTACAGTTACAGTAACAGTTACATAGGAGTCTAATATGGACAAGAAAGATTTAGCCCAAGACAAGAAGATGATTAAGTCTGCTGTCGGCAAGCACGAGAAAAATATGCACCCCGGCAAAACGCCCACAAAGCTTGCCAAGGGCGGTAAAACCAATGAGATGATGATGCAGTATGGTCGCGGTATGGCCAAAGTTAAGAATCAGGGGAAATAACATGGCCAAGGTAAACAATCTATCCGCTTCTGCGTACGCCAAGCCCCACACCATGAGTGGTAAGCCTGTAGGTATATCTGAGAACCCCGGTTCTGGCGTCAATCGTAGTAAAGCTGACACCGTTAACATGTCTATCGGCAACATCAGCAAAGCTGCTGGCAACGAAGCCGTTAAAACATCCGGTATCGTCACCCGTGGTAACGGCGCGGCAACCAAAGGCACTATAGCCCGAGGCCCGATGGCATGAATTACACCGCACTCAGCAACGCGATCCAAGCGTACACGGAGAACACGGAAACAGATTTCGTGGCTAATATCCCCGTGTTCGTTACGCAGGCTGAGCAGCGTATTTATAACTCGGTTCAGTTTCCGTCTATTCGTAAAAACGTGACAAGCACCATTGCGGTAAACACAAAGTATTTGGACTGCCCTCTTGACTTCTTAGCTGTGTACTCTATGGCGGTCATTGACGCTAGTGGCAACTACGAGTACTTGCTTAACAAAGACGTTAACTTTATTCGTCAGGCATACCCACAGCCCACAGATACAGGCACACCTAAGTACTACGCACTGTTTGGCCCAACGGTATTAACTTCTGTAATTTATGACGAGCTTTCGTTCATAATTGGCCCAACAGCCGATGCAAGTTACGGCGTTGAGTTGCACTATTACTACTACCCCGAATCCATTACAGTGGCCGCAGATGGTCAGACATGGCTAGGTGATAACTTTGACACGGTGCTGTTGTACGCATCTTTGGTTGAGGCTTACACCTACATGAAGGGTGAGCCGGACATGATGACGCTATACAACCAGAAGTTCATGGAGGCGCTTGCATTGGCTAAACGTCTGGGTGATGGTATGGAGCGTCAAGACGCTTACCGTTCTGGTCAGTTCCGTCAGAAGGTGACTTGATATGTCAATTATCCAGACACAAACTACCAGTTTTAAGGCGCAGTTGTACCAAGGCATTCATGACCTGACGACTGACGTTATTAAGATTGCTTTGTACACAGCCAGCGCAGATTTGAATGAAGACACAACTGTGTACAGCGCAACCAACGAAGTAGCTAATACAGGCACTTATTCTGCTGGCGGGGCAACATTAACACCTATCACGGTATCATCTTCAGGGTACACGGCCTATGTCGGGTTTCCTAACGTATCTTGGACTGCCGCATTAACAGCAAGGTGTGCCCTGATCTATAACTCCAGCCAAGGTAACAAATCCATAGCTGTGTTGGACTTTGGGTCTGACAAGACTTCTACCACCACATTTACAATCACCATGCCAGCCAACACCGCTACGGCGGCTCTTATCAGGAGTTCAAATTGATTACCACAACCAAAGGTGATATGGACGAATCATTGCTTGAAAAGCGTGAAGGTTCATTGGATAATGACAACGAAACAACCACTTGGGTGGAGTATTGGTTAGAGGGTGAGTTGGTGCATAGATCAGCCCATGTCGCTCTAAAGAAAATGCCCCCCATTGTTGCTGAAGCAGCATCTCTTACATAAGGAACCATCATGGCAAATACACAAGCAATGTGCACTTCGTTTTTAGGCGAAGTTTTTACTGCAACTCATAATTTTGGCGTAGCACCTACTCGCGGCACTACCGCGGCTGATACGTTTAAAGCGGCGCTGTATTTAACTTCTGCTACGTTAAATGCCTCAACAACTGTGTACTCTGCTACTGGTGAAGTGTCTGGTACTGGGTACACGGCAGGTGGTGTGACGGTGACAAACGCAACTGTGCCAGCGTCTTCTAATACATCAACAACTGCGGGAACTGCTTACTGGACGCCTTCGGCTTCAATTACGTACACAACCGTAACTTTGACGACTGCATTTGACACAGTATTTATTTACAACTCTAGTCAGAGTAATAAGGCTGTCAGCGTACACACTTTCGGTTCTCAAACAATTACCGCTGGTACTTTTACACTGACTATGCCTGCTAATACCACTGCTGCTGCGTTGTTGCGTATCGCTACAACCTAAAGGGTAAGCTATGGCCAGCGCATGGGGTGCCGAAGCGTGGGGCGCAGGCGCGTGGGGTACTAATGATACTTCTGCTGCCCTTACTGGAGTAGCAGCATCAGGTTTTGTTGGGACTGGGTGGGGCTACGACACGTGGGGTTCTGAAGCATGGGGCGGCACGGGTTTAGACGTTGAGTATGCGGTTGGAGTTACGGGCGTTACCGCTAATGGCGCTGTCGGTACGTTTGGATTTGGCTATGCGTTTGCGCTCACGGGCGTTGGCGCAGTTGGATCGGCAGGGACTTTTGGTTACGAGCGTGCATTCCCAATTACGGGCGTGTCGTCTAACGGAGAGGTAGGAACTGTAGGGTTTGAGCGTGGGTTTGCAATTACTGGCGTGTCTGCCAGTGGTGCGGTTGGGACTGTGGCACTGGGTGAGCGTTTTATTGGGGTGACGGGCAACACTTCTTCAGGTGCCCTAAGTTCACCGGGGGACGCTTTTGATGTGGCTTTGGCTGGAGTAACAGCGGCAGGTGTAGTTGGGACTTTTGGGATTACGCGTAGCACGGCAATAACAGGCAACTACGCGCAAGGTCAGGTGGGGTCACCAATTGTGCCGCTGAACTCCAACCAAGCGTTGGCTTTTGTTGGTACGGTTTCGTACACGGTTGAAGCTAGTTTGTCAGGTGTTAGCGCATCAGGGTTTGTTGGCAGTGTAGCGCTAGGCGCACGGTTTGTTGAATTAGCGGGCAACGGGGCAACAGGTAGTGTTGGGAGTGTAACGGCTGTTTACTGGAGGCTTATTGACGACAAGCAATCAAATGTTTGGCAATTAATAGATGACAAACAGTCAACAGTTTGGCAGAATACAAATACTTCGTAAGGAACGAACATGGCAGCAACGACAACTCTTTTGGGCTTAGTCACCCCCACACAGGGAACGCTCTCTGGTACGTGGGGCGACACAGTCAACTACGGTATTACTGACTACCTTGATATTGCCATTGCAGGCACATTATCTTTTGCAGGTGATGGCGCTATTACTTTAGCAAACACTACGGGTAGCTCGTCAGGAAACGCAATAACTTCCACCACAGCCCAGTATATGGTGATTCGCATTACGGGCACACAGACTGTTACTAAGGTTATCACAGGCCCTAGCTACAGCAAACTGTACATGGTGGATCACGCAGGCGCTACTAGCACGGTAACTTTTAAAGCCTCTGGCCAATCCGGTGTTTCTGTTGCTGTTGGTGAAAAATGTTTTGTGTACTACAACGGCACAGATTACGTCAAGGTGGCATCCAGTGTTACCAGCGCATCAAGCATCACTGGTATCGTAGCCCCAGCCAACGGCGGTACAGGTATTGCAAACAATGCAGCCAGCACAATTACAGTCTCAGGGGCTTTTGCTACAACGCTGACTGTTACGGGCACAACAAACGTCACCCTTCCTACAAGCGGAAGTATTGCAACCACGGGCAAAGCAATTGCGATGGCAATTGTGTTCAGTTAATTTAAGGAGCTAACATGGCAAATCCAAATATTGTTAACGTAACGGTAATCAAAGGCCAAACGGCCTATGTGAGCCCTTCTACTACAGCAGTCACAACATCGTGGACACATGACGGCACAACTGCGCTGACAGGCTTGACCCCAGCGGCAAACACTGTAAACAAGATTGACTCAATTGTTGTGGCAAACACATCAAATGCGGCTGTTAGTGTGAGCGTAGCAATATCAAACAATCCAGTTTACGCAAGCGGCACGCCCTACTACATTGCTTATGCTGTTAGCGTACCTGCAAATGCTGTTCTAGTTGTGACTGACAAGACTACATCATTTTATGTGACGGAGAATCAATCTGTTGGTGTATCTGCATCAACGGGTAGCGGGGCTTTGACATTTGTTGCATCGTTTGAAGCAATCACCTGATAAGGGATAAAAATGGCTAATCGAATTTTAGGTGGTCTTTTACCATCATCAATCAATCCCACTACAGTACCCGCATCTATTGACTACATTGTTGTAGCTGGTGGAGGTGGGGCGGCTGGTGTTACCACAGCTGCGCCTACTAGTAGAACTTATGGCGGCGGTGCAGGGGGTTTACTACAAGCGTACAACTACACAGTAGTTCAAGGCGTTGCCTACGTTGTCACTATTGGAGGTGGCGGTGCTGGAGGCACAGGCGCAAATGGCGCTACAGGAACAGCCACAAGTTGGAATACATCCGCACTTGGCGGCGGCGTAGCAATTTCTACTGTTGGCGGCGGCGCTGGGAATATTGACGTTACGGGCGGAACAGGTGGTTCTGGCGGCGGGAATTCTGGATTAGGTACAGCAGGTCAAGGAAATGCAGGCGAGTCTAGCTACTACGGCGCTCAAGGTGGAGGCGCAGGCGGCGCTGGAACAAAAGGTGGTTTTTCAGGGATATATGGTGGAAATTATGAAGAAGGTGGGCAGGGTGGAATTGGTCTAGTTTGCTTAGATGGTAATGTTTATGCTGGGGGCGGTGCAACTAGCAGCCGAGGGAATACTGCTAACTCCGTTATAAATTTGATTGCTGGTTCATTAGGTGGTGGTGGTTCTAGCGGGGGTAGTGCTGGATACTCCACAAACTCTATGATGCCGGGAACCTCTGGAACAGCCAATACAGGCGGTGGTGGTGGTGCAAGTGGGAATACTTTTCAGCCAATTGCGTTAGTTAATAGCCAAGTAGGTGGAAACGGTGGAAGCGGTATTGTGGTAATTAGAATGCTGTCTAGTTTTCAAGCGGCTTCTACTACAGGCAACCCTGAAACTTATATTAAAGGTAATTACCGCTTCTACAGATTTTTAGCTACTGGTAGCATCACTTTTTAAAGGATAAAAAATGCCACAATATTCGGGCATATTTCGCCCAGCAGAAATATTAAACCAGCTTGTTTTAAAAAATTGGACAGGGCAAACTCCTGCGCCTGCGTTTGTTGAATACTTAGTTGTCGCGGGCGGTGGCGGAGGCGGAGGCGGTGCTGGCGCTGGAGGTGGGGGCGGTGGCGTTCTTACCAACATTGATTACCCTATTGTTGTAGGATCAGCAATTACTGTAACCGTGGGCGCTGGTGGTGCTGGTGGAGCCGCTGGACTAAATGGCGCTAATGGTAGTAACTCTGTTCTTGGAGTGCTTACGGCTATTGGCGGCGGTTACGGTGCTGGGGGTTCTGGCACTGGCAATAGAGGGAATTGGGGAGGTACTGGTGGAAGTGGTGGCGGCACTTCATACATGGGAACGAGTGCGGAACCCAAACAAGCGCAGGGTGGTAACGGTGTGCAGGGACAAGGGTTTAGCGGTGGCTTTTCAAGCTATAGCAGCGGCACCACACAACTTGCAGGTGGGGGCGGCGGCGCTGGTGGGCCAGCAAGCGCGGGAAGAAACGGTTATTTCATTATGGGTAGTAGAGGTGGATACGGTCGAGCAAGCGCAATATCAGGTTCTATTCTTGTATACGGCGGCGGTGGTGGTGGTGGTATGGGGACTTCAGGAAACGCTTACCAATACAACAGTGGAAACAGTTCTGCTGAAGGCGGCTACGGCGGCGGGGGTGCTTCCGGCTCTGATTCCTCAACATTTAATAATGGCGTTGCTGGCACAGCCAACACAGGCGGTGGTGGTGGTGGAGCGGCTGGTGCTCTTCTTACTGGGACGGGTGGAGCAGGAGGTTCAGGAATTGTAGTTCTTAGATGGCCTAACAGTTTTGCCGCGCCAGCATCCACAACAGGCTCGCCAACAGTTACATCATCAAACAACCATAGAATTTACACTTGGACTACAGTTGGTACTTGGTCAATCACGTTTTAAAAGGTACTATTTATGGCGCATTTTGCACAACTGGACGACAATAATGTTGTCATTTCTGTTTACGTTTTAGACAACGAAACTATTCTTGATGGCGATGCTGAAAGTGAAGCCAAAGGAATTGCTATATTAAGTAGCATCTTTAATCACACACGTTGGAAGCAAACAAGCTACAACAAAAAGTTTAGAAAATACTACGCTGGTATTGGCTACACCTACAGTGAAGCAGACGATGTTTTTATACCGCCTTCTCCAAACCCATCATGGGTCTTAAACAGAACCAAGTTTGAGTGGGAACCCCCATTTCCAAGACCAGATGATAATGGTACGGGTAACCCTGTTATTTATTATGAATGGAACGAAGCAACTGTCTCTTGGATTCGGTTTGTTCCCGCAAATGCAACGCCTATTGTCACCATTGGGGAGTAAAAATGTTAGAGCACATTGAGTTGGGGTACTTTGGAAACATATGGGTCAGGCAAAACTCTTTGCAAAATATTGGTGAAGCCCATGCAGGGCATAAACACAAGTTTGACCACGTTACGCTTTTAGTAAAGGGAAGTGTTCAAGTTGAAGTTGAAGGGTACGAGCCAAAGACTTTTACAGCCCCAACATTTATGGTCATAAAGAAAGATAAAAACCATAGAATAACTGCGCTTGAATCTGACGTTTTGTACTACTGCGTTTTTGCTTTGCGTGATGTTAACGGGGAAGTCATTGAAGATATTTATTCTTCAGACAATAACCCACTTGCTGAGTCGGCAGAAGCTGTAGCCGATGATTATTGGGACAAGATTAAAAATATTTAATATTGATGTTCTTTTTTAAACCCAAACCCATTTACATCGATTGTTTTACATTCGATAGCGCCGTATATGAGTACGCCCCAATTGCTTCGGCAAATAATTTTATTCCAAATTGGTGGAAAGAATTGCCAAAAGGCTACCAAGAAGGCTTGCATGAAATTTCAACAATTAAGCGGTGTGCTGGATTTATAGACCTGTACAGTAAAGGTTTGATGCTACCAGCGTGGTCAGATTTTGCTGTTGAAACTTTTAGCAATGGTAACTACCTGTACGACTTTGCACATCAGGCGTTCGCAGTAATTAACCACCCGCAAAAGCAAGTTGGAACTTTTTACAATGATTCAGATTCGCTACACATAAAAATTGAAACACCTTGGCTTTTTAAATGTAGCACCGACATAAATTGGTTTTATTCTCAGCCCGTATGGAACCAACTAGCAGGTAGGGATTTCTGCATTCCTTCTGGCGTTGTCAACTATAAATATCAGAACGAAACAAATTTAAATATTTTGTTTAGAAGAAAAGACCAAACTGTTAATTTTAAACACGGCGAACCTTTGGCGCACATAATTCCATTGACTGAAAGACCATTCAAAATCAACAATCATTTACTTGATGAAGCAGAATATAAAAAAATGAAAAACAAGGGTCACCCAACCATGTTTACAAACAACTACTTCAAACGTAAAAAGATACAGCAGGCTAAAGAAGCCAAAGAATCTAAATGCCCGTTTAATTTTTAACCATGGATATGGCAATGACAAATGCGCTGGCTCATATTGTTACTGTTGTTGGGGCTAGTTGGAGCCGTAGCCAAGAGTGGTTGCCATGTGCGCGAGTTCTATGGAATAGCCTACACAGTCCACGACCCAACCATACGGCACAAAGAGATGATGGCGTGGTTAGACAAAAATGCGCCTTACTGCAAATCAACAGAATACATGGTGATTTGGAACAACCTAGCAGAGTGGGCCGGTGCGTCAGACTCCACATGGCTTAGAGCAAAGATAGTTCATGGATACAAGGACGCACTTGAGAGGGAGAAGAAGTGATAGAAACCATCAGATTATTTCCGACCGTCCAAGCGTCTGGGTATCCAGACAAGCATGACCTTGCCCAAGCCAAACTAGAGAAACAGCACGAAGTTAACAAAACCCTTGAAGTGTCCAAGCAAAAACAAACCGCCTTGCAAGACATAGGGTTTGAGATTTACTGCAAGAAGGTGGTTCAAGAGCGGCTCCGTATGGAGATTTTTACAAACCGTAAGCTGGATATTTATGTATGACCAGAAAGCCGACACCCAGACCAGTGAAGAAAGTGTCAATGGACACCAAGGACAAGCTAACTCTGTGGGTCACGTTAATGGTCAGTTTCACCCTGTGCATCTCTGTCTTGGCTATGGTCTTCAGCTTTATGCTTGGCCTTTGGGCCAAAGAGGTGGACAACGCAGAGATATTCAAGATGATTTCACCCGCTTTTTCTACTCTTATCGGCGGCATGATTGGGTTCCTGTCTGGTATCAAACTGATGCAGAATGAAGAAAAGGACAAAAAATGTTAGACATATTAAGTGGCGGTATTTTGGGTTCTGTGTTTGGCGGCCTGTTCCGTATGGCCCCAGAGGTTCTGAAGTTCTTTGACAAGAAGAATGAGCGCTTGCATGAACTGGCTATGTTTAAACACCAATGCGACTTGGAAGCCCAGCGCGGAGCACAAAAGTTAGCCGAGATTGGCGCACAGCGGGAAGCCGCTATTGACGTAGGTGTTATGGATGCGTTTAACAACGCCATCACCCAGCAGGCCGAAATGGTCAAAGCCGCAGGCGGTTGGGTGGCTAGTCTGTCAGCATCTGTCCGTCCCGTGGTGACATATTGGGTGCTATTTGTCTGGTCATTTATTCACGTATGGTTTGCATGGAACGCATGGTTAGCCGGTGCGCCAGCTACTGAAGTGTTTAAAACCATGATGACACCTGACTTCTCAGCCCTGCTGTCTGGGACAATTAACTACTGGTTTTTAGACCGCACTTTGAAACAGCGTGGAATATGAACTTAGAACTAGCCGCAGAGATGTGCAGACGGTTTGAGGGCTTTCGCTCTAAGCCGTATCTTTGCCCTGCCAACGTAGCCACGATAGGTTACGGTTCTACCTACTACGCAGATAAGCGCAAGGTAACATTGGAAGACGCTCCAATGGATGAACCCACGGCACGGGCGCTTTTAATGATTGAGTTAGAACATACGTACTTGCCCGGTGTTCTGCGTAACTGCCCCGGTCTAATTACAGACGTACGTAAGTGCAACGCCATCGTGGACTTTGCTTACAATTTGGGCACAGGACGCTTGCAAACATCCACGTTAAAGAGGAAAATCAACGCCAATGATTGGGAAGGGGCAAAAGAACAACTGATGCTCTGGACTAAAGGTGGCGGTAAGGTACTGCCGGGCTTACTTAAACGGCGCACGGCTGAGTGCGCTTTACTGGATTAAAAATGCCATTACAGAAAGTTCTGTTTAAGCCGGGGGTGTCAAAAGAAAACACGCGGTATACCTCTGAGGGTGGCTGGTACGAGTGTGACAAGGTACGGTTTCGTCAGGGTAATCCCGAAGTTGTTGGTGGATGGGAGCCTTACTCTGCGGCTACGTACCAAGGCGTATGCCGGTCTTTGTGGAATTGGGTAACGCTTGGCGGTAACAATCTAATTGGTGTTGGCACAAACCTCAAGTTCTACATCAACCAAGGCGGGTTGTATAACGACATCACGCCTATCCGCGCATCCAGCACAATCAACAACAACCCGTTTGTAGCTACAAATGGCTCCGCCACAATCACAGTAACAGACACAAGTCATGGCGCTATTACGGGCGATTTTGTTACGTTCAGTGGTGCTACGGGACTAGGCGGCAACATTACAGCTACAGTGCTAAACGCTCAGTATCAAATTACAGTTCTTACTGCAAACACATACACATTTACAGCGTCAGCCACAGCCAATGCAACGGATGCTTCTGGCTCTCCCGGTGGTGGTGCTTCTGTCGTAGCCACATACCAAATCAGTGTTGGCCCTGCTATTCCTAGTCCTCTTGTGGGTTGGGGCGCTGGTACTTGGGGTCAAACGGCTACAACATGGGGTAATGGCGGAACATCTACATCAGCCCTGCGTTTGTGGAACCAAATTAACTACGGCCAAGATTTAGTGTACGGCCCCCGCACAGGCGGTATTTACTACTGGACTGCCAACAACGGCGTTACTACTCGCGGTGTATTGCTCAACTCGCTTGGCGGCAATGTAACTTTTACCAGCGCTTCACCGACTGTGGTGACTTCCACCATACTGTATACAGAAGGCGCGGCTCTTCAGTTTGCTGCTACTACATCTTTACCCACAGGCATCTCTGCGGCAACTACGTACTATGTATTTGAAGTAAACGGATTGACATTTAAACTGCTTGATGCAGCGGGGGCAGCGGTTAACACCTCCTCTACAGGCACAGGGGTGTACGTGTCTTTAATTGTGGATGTACCTACAACACAAAACAATCTTACCGTTTCTGACACATCACGTTTTGTGATTGCGTTTGGCTGTAACGACTACGGCTCAAATGTGCTTGACCCTATGCTAATTCGCTGGTCAGCGCAAGATGACATATACAACTGGACACCTGACCCTACAAACCAAGCAGGGTTTATACGTATATCTCACGGCTCTGAAATTGTAGGTACTGTACAAACCCGTCAAGAAATTGTGATGTTTACCGACTCGGCTGTGTATTCGCTCCAGTACCTCGGGCCTCCTTACGTGTGGGTGCCGCAGTTGCTTGGTGACAACATCTCTATCATGAGTCCTAACTCGGCTGTGATTGCCTCGGGTGTTATTTACTGGATGGGCGTAGACAAGTTCTACGTCTACGATGGCCGAGTCAACACACTAACTTGCGACCTGCGCCGCCACGTATTCCAAGACTTAAACCAAGATCAATCACTACAAGTTTTTGCCGGAACAAGCGAAGGCTTTAATGAGGTCTGGTGGTTCTACTGCTCAGCCAATTCCACTGCCGTGGACAAATACGTTATTTACAATTACACAGAGAAAATCTGGTATTACGGCACGATGGAGCGCACGGCTTGGCTTGACTCTGGTTTGCAGACCGTTCCTATTGCCGCCAAGTACAACAGCACTGCGCTGACAGGTAATTTAATTAACCACGAAACAGGTTTGAATGACAATACGACCGGTACTGCTACTGCGATTGATGCTTACATTAGCTCGTCTGAATTTGACATTGGTGACGGTCACAACTTTGGTTTTGTGTGGCGCGTCTTACCTGACTTGACTTTTGAGAACGCTACTAACACTCCCGCCGCTGTTGCCCCACGGGTAACCATGACGCTGTATGGTCTGAATAACTCAGGCTCTGGAACCACAAGTACTGCTAACGGCACTGTTATAAAAGGTAGTACGTACGTGATTACCGAAGAGTTCACAGGGCAGATATTTACCCGTATGCGCGGTCGCCAGATGATCTTTAAGATTAGTTCAAACCAAGTTAACACTTGTTGGCAATTGGGCGCTCCCCGTATTGACATCAGACCTGACGGCAGGCGATAGGGTAAACCCTTATGACAACAAACAATAGGATTATTAACCCAGCGCCGCCTAATTTGCCGTTGAGCACGGATCAGTATGACCGCCGCTATCAAGATCAGTTTCTAAATATCCTGCGTTTGTACTTTAACCAACTACAAAACTCCTTGACAGAATTGCTGGGCAACACAGGCGGCAAATACATTGCGTTTCCTTATGGGGCGTTTCAAGATTCCACAGATCAAACAGCCGCTAGCACAACTGTTGCCTATCCGGTCACATTTAACACCACAGACTTTTCAAATGGTGTGACTGTAGCCAGCAATAGCAAAATTACTGTGGCTTATGCTGGAATATGGAACTTACAGTTTTCCATTCAACTGACAAACACTACAAACGCTTCTCAAGACGTAGACATTTGGTTTCGGGTCAATGGCACAAACGTGGCTAATTCAAACAGCCGTTTTGGTTTAGCCGCAAGAAAATCTCCCGGTGATCCATACCACATTATTGCGGCGCTTAATTATTTTGTAAGTTTAAATGCAACTGACTATGTTGAGATAGTGTGGAGAACGACTGATACGGGTGTTTCTATTGAGCAATATCCCGCCAGTGCCAGCCCCACACGACCAGCAATTCCATCAGCCATTGCCACACTTTCATTTGTGTCTGCGCTCCCACCATGATATTATCGACCAACCCCCATTTTGAGAGGCAAAAATGAGCCTGCATAAGTTTGCCGAACAAGTAGCCCAGCACGGCCGCGGTGACGATTCGTTACTCGTACACATGACGCCGGACGAAGTCCAGCGCCTACAAGCATTTGCCGAAGCAAATGGTCGAACAATGACCATTAACCCAGAAACAGGTTTACCTGAAGCTGGCTTTTTGTCTGATCTTTTTAAAGCTGTTGCTCCTATTGCCCTTGGCGCGTTCTTAGGCCCCGGAGCTTTTGGTTTTGCCGGCATGGGTTTGAGCGCTGGTATGGCGGGGGCTATTACAGGCGGTATTACCACTTTGGCTACCGGCAGTTTGTCTCGCGGACTCATGGCCGGATTGGGTGCGTATGGGGGTGCGGGGTTGGCTGAAGGTTTAGCTGGTACAGGCGCAGGTATTTTAGGGCAGCAAGCTTCAGAAGCTACCGCCATGGAGTTGGCAAATGCAGGGGCAGGCGAAGGGTTAACGGGTGAAGCGTACAACAAAGCTTTCCAGCAAAGCGTCACCGATAAAATGGCGGGAGCCAACACGTTTTCCGCTGGATTAAACGCAGCCAAAACAGATCCCATGGCGTTTGCCAAACAAAACTTTGGTAATATTACTGCCGCAGCCGCACCAATCATGGCTGGCATGATGGTTCCCACAACCACACAGTTGCCCGATCCCAAAAGCACTGGGAACATTCGGCAGATGGCTTTTAACATCAACCCAGATACGGGTAAACCCGACCCTCTGTACGGCATGCGCGAAATGGCTCCTATCAAAGCCAGTGATTTTGGAAACAAAACATTCCAAGGCCAGCGCAATTTGTTCTACCAACAGAATCCAAACCCTTATGAACTTGGGGTGGGGTCTTTAAATCGCGCACCGCAACAACCTACGCCTATGGCTGGTGGCGGTATTGTGGCTTTGGCTGGCGGTGGTGATTACACAACGTTGACAAAGGACAGTTCAGCCGAGGATATTGCATCAGCCTATAAACAATTCACCGCTGCTAGCGGTGGCGATACCGCAGCCAATCAAAAAGCCGCTGTTGACTACCTCACAAACCTTGGTGTTGGACAAGACAAAATTGGACAAGCCTACGGCACATATCAGGCTTCTCCTACATACAATGCGTACACAGACGAGCAAATTGGTAGTTACTTTCAAACAAACCCCAATGCCAATATTGCCGCAGACATTGTAAAGTTTAACGCTGACCCTAACCAAGTTAACAGATACATTTCGAATATAGCCGCCCCGTTTATTGGTTCAACGGATACCACAGGCGGTTCCGGCACTTTGGGCGTTTACAACCAAATGAATGCGCTGGGTATTGATCCAAACGAACTGTATGCGGCCCGTATTGCTTTAGATCCAAAATATGCAGGATGGTCACAAGCAGATATTGCCCGTGGGTACTCTTTAGACAAAGGCGCACTAGCGCTTGCCGCCGCAGACAAAGATGGCGTGTCAGACAAAGAGTGGGCAGCTTTCATGGATGCCAACGGGTACTCTGTGAACGATATGGCACAGGCGTTTGGTTTGTCTAAAAACGAAGTGCAGCGCCGCTACGACGCAGCTAAAAAAGTTGAAAAGAAAACGCTTAACTGCGGCCCCGGAATGCAACCAAACGCGGATGGTACTGCGTGCGTGCCTATCGGGGTTACAGAAGTTTTTAATCCACCGGGTACAGGCATAACCGCCGTTACACCGACACCATTTACAAGCGTGGTGCCAAGCGGCTTTTACGGCAACGCAACAAACCCCGGCGACATCACCAGAAACCCAGACGGCACAGCCACTGTACATCCAAATATTCCGTATCGTCCGTATGGCGGTTTCTCCGGCATAGAAGAAGTTAGTAACGCCTACACCAAGGGTGGTGGCAGTCTAGGTTACAAAGCCGCAGTGCCTAAAACTGCGGCTGAACATAATGCGCTGTACAACAAACAGACTGACGACTCATTGGATGCATACAACTATCTCATGGGCAAGGGTAAAAATTTAACGCAACGTAAAGCAGAAACCAAAGACAGACCCGTGATGCAACGGTATGACGAGGCTATTTTGGGTAGAAAGATTCCAAGACTAGGGTCTAAAACAACCAAAACCACAACGGTCACAGGCGTGCCCGGTAATCCACAAACATATTTTGACGAAGCGGCATATCTTGCGGCTAACCCCGATGTTGCAGCCGAGTTGAAGACAGGTAAGTCTGTTTCTGGTCAGCCTGTGTTGTTTTCTTCTGGATACGAGCACTGGCTTAAATACGGCCAAGCGGGTGGCCGTCCGTTTACAGGTGACTACGCAGGTTATACAACTGCGGCAGCTTTGGCTAATGCTGCTAGAGAAGGTGGTGGAGACGGCCCATCAGGCCCATCGGGTAATACGGGAAACACTATTTCTGGATTTAATCCTGCGCCGCCTGATACGTCCATACCAGAAAGTTTCGGGGTTGCCCCCTCAAGTACTGATGGCAATACAGGTTCCACGACTGGCACAGAAGGCGGGGCGGTTGCCAGCGCTAGAGGCGGTTTACTCCCTCGTGGCTACGCCATCGGTGGCGGTCTAGGCTCCTTGGGTTCTTACTCAGATGGTGGCCGTTTGCTTAAAGGCCCCGGAGATGGCGTGTCTGACAGCATCCCTGCAACGATTGGCAACAAGCAGCAACCCGCACGCCTTGCCGATGGTGAGTTTGTGATCCCTGCTCGTATTGTGTCTGAGTTGGGTAACGGCTCAACAGATGCAGGCGCTAAGAAACTCTACGCCATGATGGATCGTGTGCAACGCGCACGCGGCAAGACCACAGGCAAAAACAAAGTAGCGGCTAATAGCCGCGCTGACAAATATCTTCCCGCGTAAGGAATAGATCATGGCAACACCAGCACCAACACAGTACCAAGAACAGCGCGTAGGCTTTGCAGACCAGATCGCCCCTTATGCAGAAAAACTGCTAGGCACTGCTGAGCTTTACACTGATCTTGATGAAAACCCGTACCAGCAGTACATGCGGGATCGTCAAGCACAGTTTACGCCTTTGCAGCAACAGTCCTTTGAGAACGCGGGGTTGATGCAGACTGCTCCTCAACTGGGTGATGCTACCGCTATGGCGGGTATGGCAGGCTTGGGCGCACTCAACACGCAGTACACGTTCAACCCTTATCAGACACAGCAATTCACGGGGAACAACGTTCAGGGATACATGTCTCCCTATATGCAAAATGTGGTGGAGCGTCAGCAAGCGGATGCCAGACGCCAGTCTGCTATTGCCGAGCAAGCCCAAGGTGCGCAAGCGGCTCGTAGTGGTGCGTTTGGCGGCAGTGGTGACTATTTGATGCGCGGTCAAGCCCGTGGCAACTTAGCCCGTCAAATGGGGGATATCCAAGCAAAAGGACTGCAAGACGCTTACACACAAGCTATGGGTCAGTTCAATCAGTCCCAAGCGCAGAACTTGGCCGGCCAGCAACTAAATGCTCAACAGCAACAATTTGGCGCGGGTCTGGGACTTCAAGGTTTGCAGACAGCTATGACAGGCGCTAAATCTTTGGCTGATATTGGTCAGACACAGTACGGCCAGAATGTGGGCCTCTTGGACGTTCAGAATAAATTTGGTACCCAGCAACAACAGCAAATTCAGAATCAACTGAACACCGAGTATCAAGACTTCCTGAACTACCAGAACCAGCCATACAAACAGATGGGCTTTATGTCTGACATGATCCGTGGTTTGCCTATGTCGCAGTTATCTTCCACAATGTATGCACAACCCCCTTCAATGCTGCAACAAGTTGCTGGCGCTGGTTTGGTTGGTAAAGGATTAGGCATGTTTGCTTCTGGCGGCTCTGTTAACGAGCGCCCTGCTGGGCTGGCAGACTTGGCAATCTACAGAATGGGTCAGGATTAAATCATGCAATTAGAAGAACTATCTAATATCTCTGACAATCTGGCAATGATGCCAGACCCTGCGTTGCAGCAGTTTGCGCAGATGCACAAGCAAGACCCGTACATGGTGTCACTGGCGCTGAGCGAAAGCAATCGCCGCAAAAAGATGCGTACAGCGGCTCAAGGGCAGGCTAGTTCAGCGCCACAGCCCAAAGTAGTTGACGCGGCAATTCAAGGCATGCGGCCAGCACCTGCGCCTGTTATGACCGGCTCGGGTGGTACTTTGCAAACCGGTTATGGTGGCCCTGTAACGACAGGTATGGCTTCTGGTGGTTTACCGGAAGATCAAGGCATTGCGCAACTCCCCACGCCCAACATGCAACGTATGGCTGACGGCGGTATTGCAGGCTACGAAGACGACGAAGAAGGTATGGCCACTGGCGGTATGGGCGGCATGTTTAATTTTGCCCAGCAAAGCGAGCCTGTAGTGCGCATGTCTGGCGGTGGTATGGCGCCGTACATTCCCGGCTATAGAGACACGGGCAAAGTGGTGGACTACCGTCAAGCCATTATTGATGAGGCGCAACTACAAGGCGTACCTGCGGCTGTGGCGTTACAGATCTCTGGTGTTGAAAGTAACTTCAACCCCAAAGCCAGACCTATTGATCCAAAGACTGGTAAACTACGCTCTTCTGCTACAAGTTTCTTTCAAGTAATAGATGAGACGTTTAAAGGCTTGGGCGGTGATCCTAAAAAACGTAACGATCCGATGGAAAATATCCGTGTGGGCGTTAAGTCGCTTGCACAAAACCAAGCGGCACTGACAAAACAACTTGGACGCCCACCTCAACCACAAGAACTGTACACAACCCACTTCTTAGGTACAGACACAGGGTCTAAGCTTTTATCTGCTGACCCTAACACGCCTGTTAGCGCATTCTTAGATAAAGCCGATCCTAAAAACAAAGAGAAAATTCTTACTGCTAACCCAGAAGTGCTGGGCGGTAAGAAGACCGTTGGCGACGTGCTTGCGTGGACGCAAAAGAAAATGGCGCCTGTACTGACGTCAGCCATACCAATAGGCACTGCGCAAGCTGAAACGCCACCAAGCAAACCGTCAAGCCCACCGCCAAACGCTGGCGTTGCAGATTTGGTTTCTCAAATCCCCGGTCAGGCTGTGCAAGCGCCTGCTTCTAACTACGACCAAACCAACTCGTTCTTTGGGCGGATGGCTGACAAGATGGGCATTCCTCTTGAAGCTCAACGCCAAATTAGCACAACATTAAACGCCCCCACACCGCTGGCTCCTGTAGTTGGCTCGGCTAAGTCTGGGTCTGGCATTGTTGCGTTGGGTGAAAAGCTTGGCGACAAACTTGGGTTTTTGCAAGGGCCTAAAGGCCGTATGTCGGCGCAAGAAATTGCTGCACTGCAAAAAGAATCTGGCGGTTTGAAGGCATTAGAAGCCGCTCAACAAGTTACAAAAGACGCACAAGCCGCTGGCGCTACATTGGAAGAGCAAGAATATCTGCGTAAGATGATTGAGGCTAATCGAGCCAAAGAAGCGGCAGACAAATACAGTAAGGCTGCTAATATTGCAGAGGCTTCTCAATTACGAGAAGCTGGAGATGTTGCAACGGCTCAACGTTTATCCCAGACTGGCCAACAAGCACAAACTGCAGGCCGTGCTGATGCGCTTGCAGACAAAGCGTTTCCTACTAATAATGCAGCGCCTGCGGCTGGCGTAGCGCCGGGAGCAATTCCGTTTAAAGGCATTGATAAGAACGAGCTTGAGCGCATGCAGGAAGCTAACCAAGCTCCGATGACGCGTGACGATATTGTCAAAGCCGCTGAAGACGTAACGCCTGTTAAAGAACGCAAGGGCTTTAGCAATGACGATCTGTTGACCTTGGGCTTGAATCTGCTTGCAAGCAAGTCTCCAAACTTTATGACTGCGCTTGGCGAAGCCGGATTGGCTACCGTTGCTGGTAAGAAAGAGCGTGAGAAGATCGAACGCGAACAGACTAAATCCGAAGCTGAGTTGGGCTACGTTAAAGCTAAAACCAAGGAATCTGAAGCAAACGCCTCTTACATTGAGCGTGGTGGTAAAGAGAAGAAGATGGAGTTGGAAGCCGAGAAGATGATCCAAAACCACATGGCCGACTGGGCAAAAAGCATGGAAGGCAAAATGGGCGCACTGGGCGCAGAAGGTACTATGGCTAGACAGCGTGAAGAAGATCGTGTTCGCACAGCCATCTATGCAAGCTTGGGACTTAAGAATATAATGCCTACAACATCCGCTTCTTCGGGTGTTGGTTCAGATCCACTGGGAATCCTAGGCAAAAGGTAAATCATGAAAATTAGCGAAATCCGCCGGCAATATCCTCAATATAAAGAACTGAGTGATAGGGAGCTAGCGGATGCGCTACATGCCAAGTTCTACCCCGACATGGAGTTGGGGGACTTCTACGAACGTGTAGGTCTTGCTAAATCTGGCATAGGTGCCGCGGTTAGCAAAGGCATCGAGTCTTTAATCTCGTCTGGTAGGACGGCTGTTGGGGCGCTTACCGGCTCCCCCGAAGAAGCTGCAAAAGCCGCTTTAGAGCGTGGCGAAGACATGGGCACTCGGTATGCCGAGCAAGTCAGTCTTGATAAAGTCAAAAAAGCTTACGCAGAACGAGGCATCTTGCCAGCGGCTGGCGAAGCTTTAAGCCAAGTTCCTGCGGCCATAGCAGAACAAATCCCCAACATTGCTACCACACTAGGCGGTGCTCGTGCAGGCGCTGCGCTTGGTTCATTTGCGGGCCCTGTTGGTACTGTCGTTGGCGGTGTGGCAGGCGCGGCATTGCCTGCTCTTATTCAACAGTTTGGTGGCAACATCGAGCGCCAAGCTAGTGAGCAGAAGCAACGTGGAGAGCCTCTTTCTATTGATCGTGGTGCAGCCGCACTAGCCGCCGCGCCTCAAGCCGCGTTGGATGTAGCCGGTACGTTTATTCCTTTGGGTGGCCGTCTTGTCAGTAAGCTGACCGGTATCCCAGAGAAAGCTTTGTTTGGTAGGACTGCTGAACAAGCATCCAAACTAGCCGACGAAAGACTGTTAGCTACCCTTGCAAAAGGTACGGCCACCGGTGCGCTTGCTGAGATTCCTACTGAGATTACGCAACAGATGTTGCAACGTGCGCAAGCAGGTCTGTCTTTAACCGACTCTGATGCTCTTAAAGAATACGGCGAAACAGCTTACCAAGTTGGTTTGCTTGCTCCTATTGGTGCAGCCGGTCGTTTTGGAGACAGAGCAGCGGCTCGTGGAGAGCGTGCCCAGCAACAGGAAGTAGCGCGTCAAGAAGAGCAGATGCGCCAGCTTCAAGAACAAGAAACGTTAGAACAAAAAACTGCACAAGATAAAGAACTAGCCAAGCAACAAGCTGAAGCCACTAAACAACAAGCCATTGCCGCCAAAGCCGAAGAAAAACGTTTAGCTAGGGCTAGGAAATTAGGCACGCCTGAGTTGTTGGCGCAGATGGGCGACGAGACAATTGTTGATTACGACAATAAAGGCGTTAGTAAATACTCGTTACTTCCAGACGCAGAGCGTGCGCGTACTGAACAGCTTAATAACATAGCCAAGCAGTTGGGCTATACCGATGACGAGATCTCAGGACAGACGCCTGAAGGTCTACAGAGCATGTTGCGTGAGCGTGCGACTACAGACTTGGAGCAAGCTAGACGTGTAATCCCAGACTTGCAGAAACAACTGCAAGACGTTAGGGCTAAGCAGGACATGCAGAGAGCGCGGGATAAAGCATTGGCTGACGGCGACTTTGATAAAGCCCAAACACTATCCGCACAATTAGAAAAACTGCAGACTACACCAGCAGGATTTGATCGAATTATCTCACTGTCCAAACAGCTTGAGAAAATGGTGCCGGCAGAAGAAAGCCTCAAAAGTACGCTTAAACAACTAAACAAATTAGCCCCTGCCGAAGCTGATCTAGGCTCGGTACGTAAAGCGTTAGACAAAGCATTGGATAACGGCGACTTTGCCAAAGCCCAGACATTAGCCGCAGAGTTAGAAAAACTGGAAACTACACAAGCTGGACTTAAGCGTAAGGTTCCCGGTGAGACGATGCCGCGTAGCCTCCGTGCACTGCCCACGGAACAGGTAGACATGTTTGGCGCTGACTTCCAAGCTGAGTTGGATCAAAAAGATCGCCAGCAAGCACAGCAAGACATTGAGCAGATCACTGAGAAGCAACCTGCGTCTCAGGTTAGCAAAGATGAAGACCTGTTTACTGCCGAGCAAGAATACGAAGAAAGTATTAAAGCTAGAGAAGAGGGTAAGAAAAAGACTCTCACTCCTGAAGAGTATGCAGACTCACTGAGTCGCGGTATTGACCCTGACTTTGTTGGCCCTGA